CTCAACTTCCCCCACACTGTCAGAGGGGGGTCTATGTAGATTGCGCTTGACTTGCGGCGACATCATCGCGCGTCCTTTGTGTGATTGCGTTCGAGCTCTATCCAGCTACGGATACGAATGGGCATCGCGTCGATCTTGAGCATCAACGACGCAACGCGATGACAGACATTGCAGAGAAGCACATGCAATGCGACGGGAGCTTTGATGGCGTAGAGTCCGCGGGTCTTCGGTGCGCTCAAGCAAAACGCGCATCGATTGAATTGGAGATCGCGACGATGCTTGTACTCCGCAAGCGTCCAACCGATGCGACGTAGCCTTCGATTGCGTTCGCGCTCTCGTTCGTTCGCAAAGACGGCATCGCGTCGACGCTTCCTTGCAGGCGCCTGTACTCTCATGACCGGTTCCTTTCATGAGCGGTTCCTAAGTCTTGGGAACAGGAACCGGTGCCGAGTGTGATGTGTCTCCAACGACTGGTATCCCGTGCATATCCCCTAAAGGGATATATGCACACGGGAACCAGTCGATTGAGAGTCACACTACGACCAGTTCCCGGCACAAGAGTATATGGGGCAAGGTGGGGAACCATTAGACCGCCCTCCAGGTCATCGCATTGCGTGGGCCCTTCGTGCCAACGACGAGCGGCCCGCCGTTTCGCTGTGGGCGAGCCAGGTCTTCGAGCGCCGAAAGGAACGTCGTGCGACGCATCTTCTCGCATCGTTCGTAGAGCTGGTTGGAGCTCGAGCCCGGGTTAGCCTTGACGAGCTCGAGCACGCGCATGCAGGTTTGCTCGAAGGCTTGCGCGCGGTCGACGGGCGTCTTGCGCTCGGTGAATTCGCGCGCGTAGCGCTCGGCGTCGACGTGGAGCACTTCGAGCCCCCACTTCGGGCGGATGGGCTCATCGTCGAGCAAGAGATTGCGCGGCTTCTCGACGTCGAGAAACATCAAGTAGAAGTCGTCGAGCGTTTGGCCGTCGGTCGGCGCTTTCTCGTGCGAGACCTTGACGGGCTTCTTCTTACCCGTCGATTGCAGGATGAGCACCGAGTCGGCCGAGCCGAAGATCGCGCCCGAGCCCCGAAGCAAATCCTTCGCAGGGCGTTGGTGCTTTTGTTGCGCACCGGGCTTGCTCGTATGGTGAATCACGAGAAACGTGCACCCCGTTCGCTCCGAGACGCGCATGAGTTGAAGAAGAAGGCGACCCATGTGCTCGCTCTTCTCTTCGGTGCGGCGAATGAATCCGACAAGCGCATCGACGACGCACAATTTGTATCCACGCACGAGCCGCGCGAGCTTCGCATCGGCCGCGTCGTCGTCGAGATGAAGCTTCGGGAAGTTGGCGACCTTGAGCTTGCCCTTGAGCGCGTCGACGGGAAGCTTCATCGCTCGACGAAGACGTCGATAGCGGCGCTTCGCGAGCTTGCCGGATTGGTCGTAGTTCAGGTGAAGGACGGGCCCCGTCGTCTCGACGCGGTAGACACCCCATACGTCGCGCCCCGTGGCGATCGAGATGGCGAGCGATTGCGCGATGACGCTCTTTCCGGTGTACGAATCGCCCCCGATGAGCGTCGTGCGCCCTTCCCCAATGCGAAGGGCAGGCACGAGGAATTTGTCATCATCATCGTTCGCATCGTCATCCGAATCATCGACGTCTTCGAGCTCGATGGCGTCGGGCCCGATGGCGGCAAGTTGCTCGAGCTCGGTCGATGCCGCCGTGAGAAACGCCTTCGTGTCATCGATGCGCCCGTAGCCTTCCGCCGAGATGCGGGCGGCTTTCGCGATGAGCTGGCGGCGAAGCCAGGAGTCGACGATGAGCCGCGCGTACTTCTCGAGAAACGCGACCGCCGGCGCTTCGTTCATCACTTCGGCGAGATGGTCGATGCCGCCGACTTGAAGAAGGCGATCTTTCTCGCGAAGCTCGGTCGCCACGTGGACGACGTCCGTCGGTTTGCCGGCGAGGTAAAGATTGAGCTCGGCTTCGTAGATGCGCCGATTGGCTTCCGAGAAGAAGTGCTCGGGACGAAGCATCGCGACGACTTGGTCGAGCGCATGGGTGCCTTCCTTTCGCTCGGCGTGCGAAAGCATGATCGCGGAAAGCACAGCACGCTCGGCTTCGATGTTGTGTGGCGGGATTCGCCCATCGACGAGCTTCGGGCCCGAGCGTCCACCGTCGTTTGGTTGCGCCATCACCGATCGGCCCATGAGATTTCGATGAAGACGCCGCACACCTTCGGCTTGCCCGAGTGCATTTGTTCGTAGAACACCGGTACGAGCTCGGGGTGCTTGCCCTCGATTGAGAATTGCGCGTCGTCGAGATTGAGCGCCTTCGCGGTGCCGTCGCGCACGTACTTCATCGCGCCGATGATGCCGTCATCGTCGCCGATGTTGCCGCTTGATACGCGCGTCCACGTGATGCGCGTCGGGCGCTTCTTCCACATCTCGACGCCGAGAAGACGCTTGATGCCTTGAATGACGCCGGCCTTCGAGCGCTCGCGGCACCGCACGTTGCCCATGCGGATGCCCATCGACGCGCGGCGCATCATCTTCGCGTGATACGGGTTGCTCTCGTCTTCTTTCACGCCCATCGCGCGCATGAATTCGTTCGGTCGCTTCGTCTTGAGCTGCGAGATGTAGACGACGAGATCGCCGTCATCGAGCGCCGCCCAACCCATGTCGATGCCGGTCTTCGTGTCGGGCGACATCAAAACGATCGCGTCGCTCGGTGGCCGAAGGTCTTCGGGGATGTCGACGGGCACGCGACCGCGGGGCTTGAAGCGCTTGCATCCACATCCACGCGGGCATGGGCCCTTGTGCTTGTCGTGGCCGCACTTGCAGATTACCGGCTTCGGCTTCTTCGCGCGTTTCTTGGCTTCGACGTCGATGCCGAGCGCGCGAAGAGCGAGTTGCGAAGCGTCATCCGCCGACATCGGGCACCGTCGGCGCTCGAGCGGCATCGGATTTCAAGAGGCGACGCGGGCGAGCGTCGGCAGGATGGATCGTGCGGTGGATGCGATGCACGCGAACCTTTCGGCCTTCGCGCTCGGTCCACTCGTATCGATGATCCTTGCGAGCTCGACCCCACGGCGAGGGATCGATCGGAAGCACGGCCACGTTTTGACTCATCGGAATCGCCTCACTTCACAGGTGGAAGTTTCGTCAGAAGGTCTCTCAGGATCGCCGCCCGCCACTCGGCGACGGGGCACGGATGCTTGCCACATCCGGCGTAGCCGCTCATGGGATGGTCGGGATCGAGGTTTCGCGACCAAAGCATCGCGGTTCGCGCGGCGTCGATGCACTTCGAGGGCTCTTGCTCGAGCTCGTCGGCCGTGTACGGCGTGAAAGCGAAGTGAACGCCAAAGGAGCACGCCGCGCGCCCGCCGTCGCCGCGCTTGGGCTTGTCGTCGTAGCGCGATTCGCCCCATGCCCAAAGAAGGCCGTGCACGAGCTCGACGCGCACATCGGAAAGGAGCGGCGTCGACGTGGCGGCTCGAGCCCACGCGTCGATCCATGTGGCCGACGGCTTGGGGAGCGCGAGCGGATCGACGATGGCGATGCACGCCGGCGAGCTCGGCCGGCCCTCGCACTCGATGCGAAGGCGCGACCGCTCGTATTCCGCCGCGACGAGCTGCGCGTTGGCAGAGAGCCAGGCGACCGCGATGGCGTGCGCAATCATTCGGCGGCTTCTTCGCCTTCGTCGTCCGATTCGGAAGCGTCGCGCACCTTGACGGCATCCTTCGATTCGAGCGTGATGGCGAATTCGCCATCGTTGTAGGTCTCGAGATGCTTCTTCTTCATCGCTTCGATGAGCGCCGACTTCTTCTCTATGAGCTTCGTCGTCGTCTTGCGATGCGCATCGCGCGCGTCGACGTAGGCTTCGGCCTTCGACGCGATTTCCTTGTCGCGCTTCGGCTCGGTGTGCGGGAGATCTTGTTGTCTCGGCATGGTCATGCTCCTTTTGCAGTGAACGGTTTCACGGCTTTCGCATCGTTCGGGATCCACGATTCAATCGGCACGGCGTTCTTCGTCCACTCGGCGATGCCATGGGCGAAGCGAATACCCGGCGTTGAATTGCCGTTGACCCATTGCGAGACCGCCATCGCCGTCACACCGAGCGCGATCGCCAGTTCAGTCTGCGATGTGTGGTGTTCAGTGAGAAACCGGCGGAGCAGTTCAGCGCCCCTCGCCTGTTCAGGCTTCTTCGCCATGCCCTGAGAACTAGACGCTAAAGAAAAGTTGCGCAAGGTAAAAAGTAATTGTACCGTGGTTTCTCGTTCAGTAAGGAGATCGCGCCCATGAAGACCATCAAGCTCACGAAGACGGACGTCACGCACCTCATGTGCATCGGATGCGGCGGCTTCGGCGCCGAGCTCGCCATCGCGCCCGACGCGAGCGACGACGGGCCCGAGCCGCAAGCGGGCGTGCACAAGAAGTGCGCGAAGGCGATGCACGTGAAGAAGTCGGTGTCGTCGTGAAACGAGATGCGAACAGTCCGACCGCGCAAACGCGAGCACGGGAACTCACCGCCGAATGCACCGACCTTCGACAGCGGCTCGAAGAAAAGAAGCAGGACGTATCCGAATTCTGCGCACGCGTGATTGAACTCGAAGCGCGACTCGATGCAATCCGTCGCATTGCTGAGATCGTAGGGCCGGAAAAAGAGCAGCTTCTCATCATTAGCGCAATCGCGAGCTCGTCGTGAGCGTCTTCGATTTCTGCGCGTGCTTCTTCGCCGCGGGCGCCGTCGTCGCCGTGCTCGCTGCGATCATGCGAAGGGTGAGCTCGTGAGCCCCGACGAGATTCGCGCCGTCCTTCTCTCGAGCGCGCGTGCCGATGCCCGCGTGCTCATCACCAACACGCGAAACGGTTCCGAGTGCATCGCCGTCGGGATCGTCAAGAGCCTTTCAACAACGCACGTCGTCGTGTCGTGGATGACGGGCGAAACGATCGTGCCGCTCGCGAGCATCACCGACGTGACGGTGCAGCGACGAGATAACCGAGACACGCAACCCAAGTAGGAGCGCGACCATGGCAGACAACAAAGAGAATCCCGATCGCGAATTTCTCGCGCTTCGGACCATCAACAAATTGCTCGGCAAGTTGAGCAAGGCCGAAGTCGAGCGCGTCTTGACGTACATCGCCGAGAAGTACGGCTTCGACATCATCGACGCGAAAAGAGGAGAAGGATCATGACCGACACGAAAGCAGTGGAGACCCCGAAGATCGGACCGAAGCAAGACGCGCTCGCGAAGGTGACCACCGCCGCGGTGGCGGCGATCGCGCATGAAGAAGCATTTCGCATCGCCTTCGAGCCCGCCAACTTCCAAGAAGGCTTCGAGCTCGCGAAGATGTTCGCGACGATCGGCTTCGCGAAGTGCACGACGCCGGGCGAAGCGATGAGCCGCATGATGGCCGGTCGCGCGCTCGGTCTCTCGGCCGTCCAATCGATGAAGGGCATCTTTCTCGTCGACGGCATGCCCGGTCTCGAAGCAACGCTCATGCACGCGCTCTGCCTTGCGCATCCCGAGATCGACTACTTCGAAGCCGATCCGACGGCGCCCCAGAACGGCGACGAAGTGAACTGGCGCGCGAAGCGTCGCGGTCGTCCCGAGCAAAAGCTCAAGTGGACCATCAAGCAAGCCGAGCGCGCCGGGCTCTTGAAGAAAGACAACTGGCAGAAGGATCCCTTCGCCATGCTGAACGCTCGATGCAAGGCCGCGCTCGCGCGGCTCACCTGCCCCGAAGCGATTCACGGCATGCACACGCCCGACGAGCTCGCGAACCGCGAAGCCATCGAGACGACGGGCGAGCTCGTGCCCGAGAAGGTCGAAGGCGTCGTCGTGCAGGCGCCTGCACGCGACTGGCGCGCGGAAGCCGACGCCATCAAGGCAAAGATCGTCGCGGCGTCGACCGACGACGAGAAGGGTGAAGCGCGCAAGCTCGCCCGCGGCTTCGAGGGCCCCGACGAGATGAAGAAAGAGCTCTCGGATGAGTACAACGCGCGCCACTCGAAGAAGGCGGCGAAGACCGAGCCCACCACACAAGCGACGCTTCCGACGGGAGACCCAAAATGAGCGAGCCTATTCTTCAGTTCTTCGCGTACGCCCATCTCCCGCCGGACCTCCAAGCGGTGAGCAAACCCTTTTGCGAGCTCGCGCACGCGATCGCGCTGGGTGACAACGTTCCGGAAAGCGGCACGTGCACCTTCGGGCCCCCGCTCCCGCGCAATCCCGAGCGCACCGTTGCACTTCGCAAGCTTCTCGAAGCGAAAGACGCCGCCGTGCGCGCGATGCTCTTCAAGGATCCGACGTGATCCTCACTGCCTCTTCGCTCGAGCGCGCCGAAGCATGCCCGGCGTCCTTCTGGCTTCCGCAAATTCGGAAGCTCACACCGGACGCCGAGCGCGGCACGTCGATCCATGCCTTCGTCCGTCGCGTGCTCGCCGGCGCGACGGTCGAAGCATCGCTCGCTCACCTTCCCGAAGAGCTTCGCGACTGCGCTAGAGCGATCGACTTCCGAAAGCTCGGCGGCGATCTTCTCGATGTGCGCGCCGAAGCCGCGTACCTCTACAACGTCGAGACCGGCGAAGCGTCGTTTCTCGGTCTCAACATCGACCGCGAGTACGAGCAAAAGGCCGCCGAGCTCGGCGTTGACATCTCACCGATGCACATCGGCGTGAGCGTCGACTTCGAGGGCAAGACCTTCCAAGACATCCCGGTCGCGAACGAAATCAAGACGGGCAACGAAGTCGAAGCGTGCGCCGAGAATCGGCAAGTGCATGTCGAGACCATCGTGCAGCACGCGGCGACGGGGCGCGAAGAAGTCGAAGCGCGCGTGCTCTACATTCGGCCGAGCGGCAAGGTCTTCATCGATCCACACGTCTTCACGCTCATCGAGCTCGAAGACATCCAAGACGATCTTCTCGAGATTCATCACGGCGTGTATCGCGCAAAGGGCGAAGTGCGCGCGTCGATGTCGGGCTCGGGCACGCTTCAACTTTCTCCCGGCGATCACTGCCGCTATTGCCCGGCGTTTCCCGTGTGCCCCGCGCAAACCGCGATGGTGCGGGCGATGTCGAGCGATGTGTCGGCGATCGCCGGCGCGCTCGCGACGATGAGCCCGGCCGAGAAGGGCATGGCGCACGTGAAAGAGCGTCACTTCCGCACGCTTCTCGACGTCGTGCACGACGCGCTCAAGCTCGACGCGCGGCAAGAGCCCATCCCGCTTCCCGACGGCAAGGAGCTTCGAGAGATCGTCTTTCCGAAAGAGTATTTCAATCGACAAGACGCACTCGCGCTTCTTCGCACGAAGGGCGCCACCGAAGAGGAGATCAAAGCGCTCTACCAAGAGCGCGAAGAAAGCCAGGTGCGAGCGCTCAAGAAGCCGAAGCCCGGCGAGACGCTGAAGAAGCCACGCCGACTCAAGGAAGCCGGTACGTGACGGATGCAAAGCCCCGCACCCCCGAAGAAGAAGAGCGCGCGTTTCGCATCGCGATCTTCAAAGTGCTCGAGCGCATCGCATCGGCGCTCGAGCGCGCCCATCCGGCGCCGCGCGAGCAATCACTCGATCTCGATGGCAAGTACGGCGATCCGAAGGTGCGCTTCAAGCCGCGCGATTGGACGGGCGACTATACGAAGGGGCAATTGTGCTCGAGCTCGCCGCCCGAGCTTCTTGACCTCTACGCGCAAGCGCTCGAGCACTTCGCCTCGAAGGCCGACGACACGGCCGACGGCCAGAAGAAGAAGCGATACGACGAGCTCGACGCCGCTCGGGCTCGAGCATGGGCGAAGCGGCATCGCGCGGGGTGGAAACCTGCGTCGAGCCCTACGCGCACCGGATGGGAAGCGCCGGCCATCGGCTCGAGCGCCGCGCCCGTCGACGAGCCTCCCTTTGCCGATACGAGCGACTTGGATGATGAACCGATAGACGAACCCATTTGACAGGAGACCGACCATGACCACCGAATCGACCCCGACCGAAACGAAGAAGAACGGAACGCCGGCGCAAAGCTTTCTCGAAGCACACGTCGACATCGACGACGTCGAAGAGAGCCCGATCAATCCTCGAAAGCACTTCAACGGCATCGACGAGCTCGCGAAGAACATCGCCGCGCACGGCATCCTTCAAAGGCTTCTCGTGCGCCCCGTGCCCGGGCCCGACGACATGGCACCCTATCAGATCGTCTTCGGCGCTCGGCGCTACCGCGCGGCGAAGAAAGCCGGGCTCAAGAAAATCCCGGTGACGATCCGCGAGCTCGACGACGCGCATGCCTTCGAGCTCATGGTCGTCGAGAATTGCCAGCGCGAAGACGTGCATCCCCTCGAAGAAGCCGAAGGCTACGAGCGGATGAATCGCGACTTTGGCTACAGCGTCGACGACATCGCGGGCAAGGTGCACAAGAGCCGCTCGGCGATCTACGCGCGCATGAAGCTTTGCGCGCTGTGCCCCGAAGCCCGCAAAGCGTTCTACGCCGACAAATTTACGGCCGAGACTGCGCTCGCGATCGCGCGCATCCCGAGCCCCATCTTGCAAAAGGATGCGATCAAGCAACTGGAAAGCGCGGGATGGGAAGGCGAGCGCGTCTCGACGCGCCGCGCATTCACGATCATCCAAGGGCGCTACATGCTTCGGCTCGATGCTGCGCCCTTCAAGACGACCGACGAAACGCTCGTGCCCGCCGCGGGCTCGTGCTCGAAATGTCCGAAGCGCACCGGCAATCAACCCGAGCTCTTTGCCGACGTGAAGAGCAAAGACACGTGCACCGATCCCGATTGCTACAAGTCGAAGGTCGACGCGACGACGGCACAAAAGGTCACCGAGCTCGAATCGAAAGGCGGCACGGTGCTCACCGAGAAAGAGACGAAGAAGCTCTTTCCGTACGGCGAGGGATCGATGTCCGTCGCCGAAGGTGCGTCATATTTTCCGCTTGATGGATCGTGCTACGAAGACCCGAAAGGCCGCTCGTACCGCCAGCTTCTCAAGGGCAAGACACTCAAGCTCATCGGCGCCGTGCATTCGACGAAGGGGCTCGTCGAGCTCGTGTCGCGTGCGGAAGCGGCGAAGCATTTGAAGGCGCTCGATCTCCGAAGCCACGCCGGGCAAGCGGGAGGCTTCGGCGCCGCCGAGAAGAAGCGACGTGAAGCCGGCATTCTTCGCAATGCGATCTCGATGCTCGCGCTCGCCGAGATCGTCACCGCGGCCGAAAAGAAGAAGCCCGATCCGAAATTCTGGAACGCCATCACGCCGCTTCTCATCAAGAGCCTTCCGCACGAATGCGCGAAGGCGATCGTCAAGCGCCGCGCACTCGGCACGGCGAGCGACACCTTCGCCTTCGAGAAAGTCTTGATGAAGACGTGCTCGAGCATGAAGGACGACCAACGGCGCGGGCTCGCCGTCGAGATCGTGGCGTCGACGGGCGCCTTCTTCTCGTACGGCGAAGGGCTCGGCGAAGGCATCAAGGCGTGCTCGGCGCTCTATGGCATCAAGCTCACGAAGCTCGAAGCCGAAGCGAAGAAGCGTCTCAAGCGCCCGCTCATTCGGTGGACGGGCATGAAGGGCAAAGGCAAGAAGGGGCGCACGTACAAAATCTCGAAGACCGCGCATGGCTTTTGGTTCGAGACCCAGAACGCCGGCGGCAGTGCGGGCAAGACGCTCGACGATGCGAAAGCGCATTGCCAAGAACACGAAGACGTGAAGGCCGAGCGATGAGCTGGTTTGCCGATCGTCTCAAGGCCGCCGTCGAGAAAGAGAACGCCGAAGGGATGGCCGACTACGCAAGCCAAATCCGTGAGCGGCTCGAGCGCGTCGAACGATACGACCGCGCGATCGTGGCGCTCGTCTTCATCATCCGTTTCGCCACCTTGATCCTCGGAAGTTGGGCTCTCAGTAACGTCGGCATCATCTTGCTCGACGCGCATCTCTCGACGTTCCCGGCCTTCGGCATCGCGATCGCCTTCTATGCCTTCGGGCGCTTGGGAGCTCGACGGCCGTGAAGAAGCGCCGCTCGAAGAAGAAGCCCGAGCCCCTTCTCGACGAGCTTCATCGTCGTTGGAAAGAAGGTGACGACATGCCGAATCTCGTCGCGCGCGAGCTCGTGCAAAAAGACCAAACCGGAACGCACTACGAACTAGCGAAGGAGCTACGGCCATGACCCAGCACGGGATCATCATTCAGCACGAAGCCACGCTTCAAGAGCTCGCAATCGCACGCGAAGAGCTCGAGCAAGCCGAAGCCGCGCTCGAAGAAGCAACGAAGCTCGCCCTTCAAACCGAACACGCGCGCATCGACGCCGTTCAGCGCGCGGTGCTAGCGCGCTCGAAGCTCGCCGGGCTCGTGCGTGAAGAGCGCGACCTTTCGACGCGTCGCGCGGCGGGTTGAAGCCCGACGGCGACGAGCATGCGAGCGACTTCGAGCTTCATCAAGCGGAGTGCGATGGCGGTCTTCATGCCCCGGATGAACGGCACCCCGACGAAAATCCGTAGAGAAATCGACTATGCATTTGTGGGGGTGAAAGCCCCCGATACTGAACGGGTGCGCGTCTTGAGGGGAGCTCGGCCGAAGCCGTACGCTGTGAGGATGAAGACCATCCTCACCCTCTGTTTTGCCCTCTTCGGCTGCATGCACACCGTCGTCATCGACGATCGCGAGCTCGGCGACGCGATGCCCCCGCTCGAGCGCACCGACGCGTTAGCGGGCGATTCTGGCGCGCCATCAGCCGACGCCGCGCACGACGCCGGCGACGCGAGCCACGATGCCCCCTCCCCTCCCGATGCCGCCGTCGTCGATTCGGGCGTTGACACCGGCATCGATTCGGGTGTGAGCGATTCGGGCGTCGTCGTCGACTCAGGCGTTGCCTTGTGCTTCGTCAACAACTACGCGCCGCGCGATTGCGTGAGCATGGGTCAAGACTTCTACGTGGTCGAATCGTGCGGCATGAATTGTTGGACGACGACGCCGTGCTTGCAAAAGATGCCGCATTGCCCGAACGGCGACACGTGCGAATTCCTGAACGGCCAAAACCAAGTAGTAAAGGGCGTGTGCAAGTGACGCCGAAGAAATCGAAATGGTGCGGTGGATGCGGTCAGTGCAAGCCCATCGAGTGCTTCCACCGAAACGCGAGCGCGAAGGACGGTCGTCAACCCCGGTGCATTAAGTGCCGATCGAATCGACCCGGGCACCATCGCGCAGCGTCTAAGCCGCTTTTCACGATGCCCGATCCGCCGTCGCGTCCGAAGGTTACCGTCGACGATGTACGCGATGCTCGAGATGCGGGCGTGCCGCTTCTTCTCGCGGGGTGCCGGACGTGAGCGAACCGGACCGAAGCCGCATTCGTGGAATCATTTTCTCGTACACTGGACGGATCGCGTCACCATTCGAAGTCGATCGCTACTTGCTCGATCCGTGGGTCCGTGAAGCCCGCACTTCGTACGATCGGCTTCGTCGTGCCGAGCGATTGGCGATCGTTGCCATGAAACGATCGAGGTATTGAGATGAGCAAATCCTTGATGCTCGAGCTCGCTTCGATCGCATGGCGCGACGCAATCGCCGCGAGCGACGAAGGGCGCTTCGAGGATGCAGCGCACTTGATAGCCACCGCGCTCGAGCTCGAAGAAGCCGCTACCCCGTCGCGCCGGCGAGCCGAGAAGCCGCCGCTTTGACGTCGGCGATGTAGCTATCCCACGGGAACGCCGGGCCAGGGTCTTGATGCCCATGCCCGCCGGCGAAGGCCGTGGAGAAGTCGACGTGCCCCGCGATGCCGCGCCCGCCGTGCACGAGCTCGTCGGGCGTGAGGCGTTGAATCGGGATCGAGAAGCGGATGCACAAGCGCGCCGTGAGCTCGGCCGAGAGCGCGAGACATCGCACCGAGTAGTCGTCATGCCACGCCGGCGCATCTTGCGACGCATATCCCGCGTGCTCGATGCCGATGCTCGTCTCGTTTCCAAAGCCGACGTGCCACGCGCGATCGCACTCGAGCACGCATTGCACGACTTGCGTGTCGTCGACGACGTAGTGCGCCGATGTTCCGTTGAAGGGCTTGCCATTGACGAGCGTCCCTTGCGCCGGTTGGAGCGCGAACCATCCCGCGATGTTCAGCGCTTCCTTGTGAATCTCGGGCGCTTCGGCGGTGTGGATGACGACGACGTCGATGACCGTGCGATGCTCGGGCGTGAAATTCTTCGCGCGCATGAAGACGGGAAGCTTGATGCTCGCATCATTGAGATAGCTCTCGAGCCCGATGGGATCGCGACCGGCGAGGAACGCCGCGATCGCCGCCTTCGTCTTCGGACCAATGACGCCGTCGATGCCTCCCGGGTCGAAGCCAAGCCGGTAGAGTGCGATTTGCTGGTCACGTGGATTCATTCGTCGGGCTCCCTTCGATGGTCGGTCTTTGGAATCGGTGGCGGTGCGGGCTCTGTGTCGCGGGATTCGTCGGCCTTCGCCGCTTCGAGCGCCGCCGGCGTATCACGCCGTGTGATGGGCTCGAGCCCGAAGAGCTCGCCGGCGCGCTCGAGCGTGACCTTGCCCGTGCCGCCGCACTCCTTGCACGTCGGCGCATTGGGCACGACGCCGAGCGGGATGACGCCCTTCCCTTTGCACACGGGGCAATCGGGGGAGATCGGCGTCGTACCGCTCGGGCGCCGGCGTTCGGTCATGTCCCGAACTTCAGGCGCTTCAAGAGATCGACCGTGAGCTCGTCGACCTTCTCGACGACGAGCTCGGGCGACATACCTTCTTGCTCGGCTTGGATGATGAAGGCCGCGACTTCGCCACCAAAGCCGATGGCGGTGCCGGCGCGCGGTGAGACGAGCTCGACGAGATTCTTCGCCGTCGCGAGCGCAGCCGGGATCATGTCGATGATGTCTTTCGGTTCGATGCTCATGGTTTCCCTCCGTCCGTGCATTCCGTTCGCCCGCGCACTTGCGCGATACATGCGTCGACGTCGGCTTCGGTCTTGCCGTTGAGCACGCACTCGCGCTCGAGAATCCCCTTGTTGGCGATACAATTCGCCGCTTCGGGATTCGCTTTCACGACCGACCCACCGCCCGCGCACGAACAAAGCGCGTAGGGCGTCATCGCGAGCACGCATCCGATGCCGATGAGAAGGAAGACCAGCGGCATGCCCGTGCCCGGTGGCACACCATCGTCAGGCTTCGCCGGCGGCGTGGGATCGCTCGGCGTCGGCCTGGGGAAAGGAATCGCTTGCGGCGATCGGAGCACCATGAGCCACGTGGAGAGCGCGCCGAGTGCGGCGAGCCCGAGCACCGGCGAGAGCCACGGCGGCGTGCGCGACATCGCATACCCGACGAGAATCATCATGCCGATGGTCGCAAGACCGAGGGCAAGACTGAGTGCACGATTTCGATCCATGGTCACGGTCCTTTCAAAATAGGTAGCACACGGGCAATGAACTCGAGCACCGCCCCAATGGCGATCGCCGCGGTGACGGCCCGCTTCATCCACGTCCGATAGAGCTCTTCTTGCACCTTGCGGTCATGGCGAGCTCGTCGGTTTGCTCGAAACTCCTTGGCCGTCTTCTCGAGAAGCGGGGTTTGTTTCTCGGTCTCGCCGCGGATGGTGGCAAGCTCGCCGTCTTGTTTCTTGAGAATTCCTTCGACGTGACCCGACATCGCCTTGATGTCGGTCGACCATTTTGACCGAAGCTCTTGCTCGAGCCGATCGCGAAGGTTCTTGTGCTCGAGCTCGTGCGTCGCTTTCCAGTGCTCGAGCTCGTCGACGCGCTTGTCGAGATCGCTCATCGCGGGCCCCGTGAAAGCGGCGAAGCGGCGTAGACGTCGGCCGTGGCTTCGAGCTCTTCGAGACGAAAGGGCTTCTCGATGTAATGGTGCTTCTCGATGAAGTCGGCGACGGCCGGGATCCCTGCCCCGCCGGTGATGAAGACGACGCGATCGCGCCGAGCCGGTGCACGAAGCGCAAGCTCGTCGAAAAGCAAGATGCCATTGAGCTCGGGCATGATGATGTCGAGAAAGATGACGTCGAAGCGCTCGTCATCCCGACAGAGTCGCTCGAGCGCCGCTTCGGGATTCGACTCATAGACGACGTCGTACGCGTCGGACATGCCGCGCCAGATCACGCGACCGAGCGGCTTCTCGTCGTCGATGACGAAGACTCGGGGCCTACCGACGCCGACCATCGTTCGCTTCCGAGAAGGCCGGCGAGGGTTGGAACGACGGACGCGAAGACGCTCGGCGCACCGTCACGAGAAGGACGTGCGAGCCGCATGTGCACACCCGGTACTCGTGCACCTCGCCGGCGAAGGTGACACATCCACCGTTTTTCTTCACGAGATCGAGCTCGTCGAATTCGGTGCGCGTGTACTGCCTATGGCAATAGGTGCACCGCATCAGAAGGCAATCGGTTCGATCTTGAAGACGTAGCCGATGCCGTCGCCGATGCCGCCGTTGCCCGGCCCGATGTAGATACGGTCGGCGTCGACGCACACGCCATCCGCATGGCTTCCCGGCCCGGGCTGGTCACTGTCGACCTTGTGTCGAAGCTCGGTCCACGCCGTGAGATCGGAAAGCGGCGCCGCCCAAACGTCCTTCAAATTCAGAAAGAGCGATTGGTCGGAGCCCGCACCGCCGAAGCCCTTGAGAAGCACGACGTGCCCGCGGAAGACGACGACCGAGTTATATTGCCGCTTCACATAGGGTGCCGTGCCTTCGGCGACCCAAGTCGTCCAGGTTTTGCCATCGAAGGTGCGTACCGCGTCGTAGTAGTCGCGCACGAGATCGTCGTCGTACGTACCGCCGGCGACGATGATCGCTTGCTTCTTTCCGGCTACCGTTGCGACAGGAATCGGATTCGAGATGACGCCGCCGACGAAGGGTGCGTCGTCGATCTGAAGCCAGAACTTCCCGCCATCGTCGGAGCGATAGACGCGCGCGTGCGCCGTCGTGTGATCGTTTCCGTCGGTTTGCCCGCCGACCTTGTAGAGCGATCCATTCAAGGAGAAGTAGCAAGCGAGGATGTCGGGCACCCACGGGCCCGTGCCGAATTTCTCCCATTGAGTGAGATCGGTGAGCGGCGCTCGATAGACGTTCGCGTGATAGCCCGAGTAAAAGCCGTCGCCCCCGATCTGGTATGCGTAGAGCACGCCGCCGTCGTCGTGAACGATGTAGCCGACCGCGTGCTGAGGGGGCGGTCGGTTGTCCGGCGGGTTGAGATCTTGTGCGAGAAATTCCGAAAACGTCGCACCGCCGTCGGTCGAGCGAAGGATTTGGTTGGTGACAATGCTCGGGCCCGGAAAGCCGCCGGTGCCGCCCGTGTGATCCCACCCGTTGAGCTTGTAGAGCTCGTTGGGCAAGAGCCCCTTGAGAAGCCACGCGCCATCGCACGGATGGTACTGACCTTGCGAAACGAGCGACGTCACCGGCGTCCCTTGCACCCATTGCGCACGAAGCCAATTCTCGATCCTCGTTCGCTCGGGCGCCGAGACGACGCCCTCGGTGATGACGAAAGCCGACGTCCACGCGAAGAGCGGATTGCTAACCGTGTCGCCGAGACGATTCCAATTCGCCGTGCCGTACGTCGGGAAGGTGTCGGTCGAGCCCGCTTGCACGCCGTCGATGTACATCTTCAAGACGCTATTGGGCTGGTCGCTTCCGTCGAGAGTTTGCCCGACGGTGTGCGGCGTACCGTCGTCGAGCCCGGTGCCCTTGAAGTGATTGAAGCCGGCATTGGCTTCGTACATGCGGATGCCGAAGGCGCCGCCCGACTTGTCGAGCGCGAAGTCGAGAACGCCGCTTCCCGTGCCGATGCGAAACTCGCCGGCGACCCCGAGACCATCCCAGCGCATGACGGTGAAGGTGGACACCGACGTGAAAGGAATCGGGGCGGCAAGAGCGAGCACGTCGGTGCCCGGGCCGGCATTGTACGGCACACCATTCCACGCGATGACCTTGCGTCGAAGCCACTCGAGACGATTCGCAAGAAGCGGCGGCTTCGTCGAGACATGCGTCACGGTCTCGGCACCCGAGCCTTGATCGGCGATGCTCACGATGCCACTCGATTCGGTAACGCCGCGCTCGGGATCGTAAATGTGCGGCGTAGCGCTCACGACTTGATCGGGGTACCAGGCTTCGACGAGCCCGCTTCCACCGGTCGACGGGCCGGCGATCGTCGTAACAACGACGTCGAGCCCCGTAGCGGGAGCATGCGAAGGCGCCCGCACCCATAGAACCGTCTCGCTCTCGACCCACGCGACCGGCGCGTCGATGCCGCCGATGGTGACCGTTGGATTGCCGATGAAGCCCGTGCCGGTGACTTCGACAAGCGTATCGCCGTGCGTGTCGATCTGCGCGGGCGAAACGCTCGAGACCGTCGGAACGCCGACGCTTCCCGTATACGAGAAGGCGCCGTCGAGCGATGCCTTGCCGACCGCGTTCAGCACGACGACGTCGAGCCCCGACGCCGAGACATGCGTCGGGGTGAGGATGTGCACGTAGCCCGGCGCCGTGCGAAGGATCGTCGCCGGCACACCATCGATGGTCACCGAACGGACGTCGCTGAGATGCTTGCCCGTGATGACGCGAAACTCGCCGCCTTGCGGATCGCCGAAGTTTGGGAAAATCGTGATGAGCGTCGGCGGTTGGGGAATCGCCGGCGGGAGATGATGACCTTCGGGCGGCACGAGAAGAGGCATGGTCAGACTCCGTATTTCGTCGTGAGATAGGTTTCGACGAGCGTTGTGTCGGGCGAGCCGAGCACCGCTGACGTGATGATGAGCTCGGCGATGTCGCCGACGAAGGCGTCGGGTGCGAAGCCGTTATCGTTTCCGCCGACCGAGAATCGAGTAGTGCTCGCGCCGCATGTCGCGTTATTTGGGCTGAGCGTGTGCGATGCACCACCGACACGCATCGCTTGCCCGGACGCGCCGGTATTGATGATCGCGATCTGTTCCCAGTTTCCGGTGGCATTGTTCGTCGTGTCGTCACATGCCGCAACGCCAGAACAGTAAACCGCCCGCTTTCCAGATGTTGCCACACCGAAGGCGAGCGCCCATCCGTTGTAGCCATAACGCCCATCGAGCCAACACACATGGCCATCGGCGCCGCGTCGCACGACCGTGTAGCAAGTGCGTGCCGCGTCCGCGCCCGAGAGAAGCGGGCCCGCGCGATAGAGCGCGCCGATGGTGAAGGCGACGTAGGGCTTGCCGTTGGGCCCGCCGCTCGAGTGAAAGACATTCGCGGCGTCTTGCGCGTTCAGGTGGAAACCGTTGCCGCTGAGATCGGTCCACGTCGTGAGATTCGCTCCGTTGGTGCCCCCGGTGTTTCCCGCATCGAGCCAAAGAGCGAGATTCGGCAAGTCGAGCGGCGACCACGGCTTCGACTTTTTGATCGGCGAAGAAAACGGAAGGCCCGAGCCGAAGGGCGAGCATCGCACGACGTCGTCGAAGGACGGGCGCACGAGCTCGCGATCGGCCGAGAGAATCACGATGCTTCACTCACGATCTGAATCTGCACGGTCAGCGTCCACTGCATGACTTCCGTTGCCGTGCCGATGGTGTGGATGGTCGCGTCGTTGCTCGAGAGATCGAAGGACACGTCGCACGTGCCGTGTGAGACCTTCACCGTTTTCTCATCGGCCGCGATGTATGCCGCCGCGCCCGTGTCGTGCCGCTTCACTTGCCGGCGGATGTCGGCAAGGAAGACGTCGCCGGCGGTGTTCACGCCGAGCGCCGTCACGACGAGATCGGCCACCGTATCGGGCGGCACCGAGAAGACCGTCGAGACGACGTTTTGTCCGGGGCTATCTTTCGTCTGTACTTCGATGATGCGTGACTTCGCTCGAGCGTTGACGCCGAAGCTCGCGTCGTCGAGCGGGAGCGCGCCGGTCGGTGCAAAGGCGAGCTCGGTCTCGTCGAGATCGGGGTGCTCGATGACCGTGAAGCCCGTGCCCGTGATGTTGAGCTGCTTGCCCGTCGGCGCTTCGCCATTGATGATCGGCGCGACGAGGTACCGATCGAGATAGCTGCCCGCGCTCATGAAATCACCTCCCCGACGTAGCCGATGCGGATCGAGCTGAAGGCATTCTTCGCGACGTTGTTCGTAAAGAGAAGTTGCCCACCGCCGGCCGCGAGATGCATCGTCGTGACCGTCGCCGGAAGTCGGCGCGCTTCAAACTTCCACGTAACGCCGCGATCGAGCGAGTAGGCGATCCGCTGGTCCTCGCCGAGAAGCACGAGAAGCTCACCGAGCGCAACGATGCCATGACATTTCCACCCGTTGATGGTCGCGACGGCCGTCCACGTAACGCCGTCGTCGGTGCTTTCGTAGACGTACAAACGCGGGGTTACCGACGATCCTGCCACGTACCAGCGCTTGGCTTCTTTGTTGAAGGCCGGCTTCGAGATGAGCACGAGATCTTGCGGCGGTGCGATTTGGTGATTCGTCCAATTCGCGCCGCCGTCGGTCGAGCGCATCACGTTCAGTTTCTGCACGCTTCCGCTTGCGTCGTAGAAGCACGCGAGCGTCGTGCCGGTCGCTTGCCCGCGAGAGCATCCGACTTCGCAATTGTTCGTACCGGTGTAGCCCGTCCACGCCGCGGGAAGCGACGCCGCCGGCGTGAAGGTCGGGCCCGCATTCCAATGCTCGGCATGAAACCCGAGCACGCCGTTGCGATAGACGACAATGAAGTTGCCGCTGATTTCATCCCAATCGACGACGGGAGCGCCGGCGGCGACGGCAATCATGTTCGCGCCGTTCGTCCAATTGCCACCCGAGCTCAAGGATCCATAGCCCGCGAAGACGCCGAGATAGACGTTGCGAGAGCCCTTGTTGACGATGACGAGATCGCCCGTCGTTTGGTTGCATGCGACGTCGTAGCAAGGAAGGGCGCCGCCGAGCGCGCCCGAAAGGTCCTCGAAATTGTTGATCGCCGAGTCTTGGCTTCGCTCGAATTGGTCGGTGCCGGGATCGTCGCCGACGATGTACCAAGTTTGCTCGACCTCGGAATACACGGCGCGGGTCTGATTGAAATTCGTTGTGACCGCCTTGTGCCAATTGATCGCCGGCACCGGGAGGATTTTGAGCTTCAACCATTTCGTACGATTCGCGAGCGCTTCGAGCGCCGGATTCCACTCGGCCGCTTCTTCGGGCGTGCTGTCGTCGATCTCGGGAAACTCGATGGGGAAGTCGTCGGTGCCTTGGATGTAGGTCGTCACGGTGTGGGCCCTCCTTGATAGTACGGCGACGGCTCCCAATAGCGGCAACCGGTGAAGCGCGAGCGAATCATGCGATCGGGATTCGCGGGGTCTCGCCTTCCCCATTTTCCGAAGAAGCCATCGGGCATCGTTGCCATGCTGCTTGGATCAAAAAGCGCCGGATTGTAGGTGAAGATGATGCACACGACGCGCGAGCTTCCACGCTTCCAATCGGTGAGAAGCCCCTTGATCGCATCGACGTCGACGCGTGGCACGAGATGGCCGACGCCCTTGTCGGGATCGCTTCCGATCGTGCCGCCGCTTCCCCAATCGGCACGCACGGGCCACGGCGGCGTATAGACGACGAGCCAAAGCTCGGACCATCGTTGCGCCGGCGTGAGCTTCGCGGTGAGCGCTTCGTAATCGGGATTGTTCTGCGAATCCCAATCCCACCCCGTGCCGAATTGCGTGTCGGTCGTACCGTCGACGTTCACGGTGACCATCGTTCCAGCACGATTGAAGCTCTTCACTTTCACGCCGCCGCAATAGTGCGAGACCGCCTTCGCCAGCGCGAGCTGTTGACCGGCGCGCTTCCAGAGATCGCGCCACTGGCGAAGGTACGCCGCGAAAGCCGCCGTCGTTTCGCCGATGCCCCGAAGAAGCCCGCGACTTCGACCGATGAGCGAGAGCGCCGTCGGTGTCCCGAGCCCCGGCCACCATGTTTGGATGCTCTCGACGAGCACGTCTTGCCCGATGTCGAGCACGACGACCATCGTCCAAAGAAACCGCCACGCGACCGTGCGACCCGATTGCAAGCGCGCCGAAAGCCATTTCGGAACGATGCGCGCGAGCGCGTCGACGAAGCGGCGATTCAAGGGCGCGCTCATGCCGCGAAGTCCTCGGTGATGCGCACGACGATCGTCGTTGCGAGCGCGGCGACTTGGCCGATGTTGAGCGGGAGATCGCCTCCCGAATTCTCGACGAGCCAAATCGTGTCGAGCACCGTCTCGTCGGCTTTGGTCGTGTCGACGGTAACGCGGTCGGCCGCTTCGGCGAGCGATTGCGCGAAGAGATAGCCTTGCGTCGCTGACGGCTTGGTACGTCCACCGATGGGGTATTCGGCGATGAACGGGATGAGACGCCTATCGACGGCGGCTTCGATGTCGTTCGCCGCGATGCCCTTTGTTTTCTTCGCGTACACGGTGAGCGTCGCCGTGTAGTTCACTTGCGTCGCCGAGTGGAGCTCGAAGGTGTCGGTGTCCGGCCGAGCCTTGTCTTCGACGTTCGCGACGATGGCCGTGAGTTCGGGTGCCGTGACCGCACCCGACGGCGATGCGACGTAGGCGAGCTCGCGCCCCGTCGACGAGAAGGGTTGAAGGTAAACGCGGTTGACGTTGACGCTGGTCCCGTTCGGGAGAAGAGCGCTTCGGATGGCGAAGCGGTAGGCGCCGCGCGGGCCGAAGGGCGAGAGCGCCCCGAGCGAATCGCGATCGCGTTGCCGAAGGTCTTCGTCGCTCTCTTCATCCTGCCCGACGACGGCGGCGACATTGGTGACCGTGCCGTCGGTGATGTTCGACACGATCGTATCGATCGCCGCCGGCGCCGCGTTGCTCGCCGTGCCGAGCTCGAGCGCGATGATGGGCACGTCGAGCGTATCGCCGGGATTGAAATTGCCGATGAGCGGGAACCGCTGCGAATTCGTGTAGACCTTGCCCGACGCAAGGCTCTTGCACTTGAACTCGCCGATCTCGAAGGCGTAGACGCCGCCCCCGCCGTTGTGCACGGTGACGGTGCCGGTTGCGAAGGTGGCGACGATGCGCGTGACGCCGTATACGAATTTCGAGAGAAGCGTGAGCCATCCGCCCGTAGCCGTGTCGAGATAGCCCGCCTTCGCGATGATCGAGATGATGCTCGCGAAGCCCGCATAGAGCACCGCGACGATGCGAAGGATCGTCCGTGCGACGCCGCCCTTGCGCCACGAATTCGCCGGCACCCCGGTCGACTCGAGCGTCGCGATGAACGTGTTGAAGATCTCGTCTTCGGTCGGTGGCGTGAAGAGCTCGTCGATGGTCAGCATCTCATGGCCCCGTGAGTTTTCCGGTCACCGTGACCGTTGCCGTGCCGAGCGTTTCGTCGGTCGGCTGGATTTGCACTTCGAGTCGTGGGTTGCCGTCTTCGTCTTGGGTGAGCGTGGCTTTCGCCGCGACGACGCGATCGTCGAGCTGCACTTGATGCTCGGCGAGCCCCGGCACGCTCGCGAGATTGGCTTCGTCGTCCGAGAGAACATCGTCGAGCCCGAGCCCGCGCGTTACGTCATCGAGGTTCGATCCAAGGGTCTCGATGAGCACGTGATAGACGTCTTGCTCGAGCTCTTCGAGCTCGCTCTCGGTCTCGTCGGCAAAGAGCGACATATCATCCAAGCATCGAAGGTCGGTCATGTGCCCGTCACTTTCAATGTGGGGATGAGCGCGAGCTCGCCCGACACAATCCCGAGAAGCGTCGTGATGAGTGCATTCTTCGCGGGCGCATAGACGGAAAAGGTCACGCTCGTCGGCGGCGTCGTGAGAAGCGACGCGTCGGCCGTGTGGAATGCAACGAAGGCGGCGAAGATGATGGCGAGCGGCGTCGAATGAGCGAGCGGCGTGGCGCTATCGTCGCCGAGCTCGACCTTCGTCGTTGCGTGCACGCGCCGAATCAATGGATCGGCGCCGTCGAAACCGAGCACGAAGGGTCGCGACGGATCGCCTTCTACGAAGAACACGTTGCACGTCGTTCCCGGCGTGTGCTGCGCCGAATCGCCCGCCATGCCCGGGAAGATCGAGATCGGAAGGGTGTCGGGAATGCCCGATGTCTTGCGAATCGCTTGCAAGAAGAGTCGACCATCGGGCCCTTGCTTCGTGATGCGGTAGCGGAAGCACTTGAGATGCTCGAGCCCGCCGAGCTCGCGGATGGCCGTCGTGAGAAGGCCGATAAGGCGCGACGAATCGACCGCCGGCTTCTTTCCGAGCATGCACATCGCCGTGATGCGAGCGCCGGCGGCGTCGAAGATGTGCTCGACGTCGCGCACCGTCGCCGTGTGCGGATCGTCGCCGATGCGAGGGTCTTTCAACACGGTCCCTGGAAGCAAAAGCGACTCGCCCGCGAGCTCGGCGACACGTTGGTACGGATCCCACATCAAGAGATCGTAGTCGTCGGGCATCGTCGCCGTCGGCCGCTCGGCGACTTGTGTGATGCCCTTGTCGTCGATGTACCAGGCCCGATCCTTGAGCACGCGCACCGCGGGGAGCTTGCTCGAGCGGATGTAATCCACATCGAGATCGACGGGGCTCGAGTCGACCGCTGACTCGCCGACCGATGCCGCCGTCGACGTGATGACGACATCGCTCTTCACGCCGGCGTCGTTGTGGAAGGTTTGCTCTGGCGGGAATTTATCCCATCCGGCGCCGCCGGCGACGACGCGAAGGCTTCCCTTCTCACCGAAGCGACCGCTCGCCCGAGCATCGACGGTGCCGATGAGCTTCGCGTCGTTGATGGCGAGCACGACCTTGCCCGATGGCATGGGCTTGTCGCTTCCGATGTCGAGCTCGACGTCGGCGACCCATGCGCCGACCCACGGCACGAAGAGCCGCATTCGCGTTGCCTGAACATCGTTGATGAGAAGCGAGCCCATTATTGCGCCTGCTTCTTCGCGAGCTCGTCTTCAAGCTGCTTTGCTTGAAGCTGCAATTTCTGGATTTCTTCTTCGGCTTTGTCCCGCGCCGTCGGTGCCGCCTTCGCCGCGTCAGGAATCTTTTGCGTCGGCCGCGCGAGCACGACAACCGGCGGTCGCCACACGATGACCTTGATCGTGCAGCCATACATGCCGCTCTCGGCGTCTTCGTGTTGCTCCCATTGCGAGACGTCTTCGACGACGAGAGCGGTGATGCCGAGCATTGCCAAGAAGGGCGAGTAGACGCCGAGCGCCTTCGGCTGTTTGAAGCTGAGAAACGGATTGGCCGACGTAAGGAGCGCTTGCGGGCTCGGGCGAGCGGGCTCTTCGAGGTACTTCTTGAAAAATACCTTCCACTCGTCGACTTGGGTTTGCGTCCACACGGTGACGTCGACCTCGAAGCTCGAGAGATCGGCGCCCATGTAGACGAGCGTCCGGCCCGACAGGCCGTAGCCCGCGCGCTTATCCCAAATGCGCGGCGTCCCGGCGCCGCGTGCGATCGCGATGCCGGGACACCAATCGCCGGCGATGCGGATCGAGTCGCCCTCGACGCGCGAGTCGCGATCGAACGAGATCGGCCGCGTGAACTCGACGATCGGATCGAAGTCGCCGCTCGAATTCATGCGGGCTCACCTTCGTCGAGCGAGATGCCCGCCGCGCGGCAAAGCTCTTCGAGCGTGGCGGTGAGCTTCGCGAAGTTGGGAGACTGCATGACAGTCTCGGCCGTCTTTTGCGAATCAACGTGGAGCTCGAGCACGACCTTAGACGGTCCGCCCCGACCACCGCGCGCCGGCGGTCCTTTGGGGGGAGCTTGCACCGCCGGGACGGCCATCGGTTCGCCGGCGAAGGCTTCTTCACTGGCTTTGCGCGCGTCGACGAAGAGCTTCGGTGGCGAGTGCCACCCGATCGCATCACGAAACCCGCCCTCGATGCCGCCGCCGAGCTTCTTGCCGATGTCGAGACCAGTGCCAGCCGGATTCGCCGCGTTCTTGATGCCCGCCGGAAGTTGGTCGAGTTTCTTGATGAGTTTCGCGGCTTGGTCGTATGCGTTCTTGAGCGCGAGCGTGAAGGCAACGATCGGCGCGGCCATCGTGACGAGCGAGCCCGCGAAGCCGAGCACCGCCACGGTCAAGCCCCATACGACTGCTTGCCCGATGACCATCGCGGTTTGAAACCAGTCGATATCACTCTTCACCTTCTGATTTCCGAAGGTGTCGACGAGCGCGATCCGAAGCTTCAGGTAGCCGATGTAGAGCTTGTAGGCGCCGATGATCATGCCCTCGATGAACGCTCGAGCGATGGGTGCCGCGGCGTGGAAAGCGTCGATAGTCCCTTGCCCGAGCGACGTGACGAGTTGCTTGATGGCGGCGCCCGAGACCGTCGACGGTGAAAGCGTCGCGAAGAGATCTTGGATGTCTTTGAGAAGCGGCTCGAGATTGATGTCGCTCGTGAGCGCCGCGAGATTTTCGTGAAACTTCTTCTCGAGGTTTTCGAGCGAGAGCATCTTCGCGAGATTGAGCTTGCCGAAGCGCGCTTCGACGGCGGTGCGCATCGCTTCGGCTGCGTCGCCTAGCTTGACGCGACCTTGCAAGAGCGCGGTTTGTGCATCCTGCACGCTTACGTGCATTTGCCCCGCAAGCGCGCTCGAGATGTCGCCGAAGTCGATGCCCGAGCCGATCAATTCCATAGGATTGATGCCGACGAGCCCCGTCATCTTTCCGCGCTCGAGCACTTCGCGCACTTTGTTCGCGGTCTCGTCGCCCGCGGCGGCTTGAGCTTGCGCGACGGCGTTGTAGGTGTCGACGAGCACTTGCCCTTGAAGGAATGTGCCGCGGTTTGCCTTGTCGAGCGAGATGGCGAGATCGTTGAGCTCGGCTTTCGCCGTCGGCACCTTCGCCGCGAGCGCGTCGACTTGACTCCCGAGCGCTCGAGCGTTGTCCGCGCTCCCCGCGAAGGCCGCTCGAGCAAGATTCATGTTGCGTGCGGCATCGGCGCTACCGACGACCCATTTCGTGAACGCCGCGGCGCCGGCGATGCCGAAGGCGACGGCCGCAACGGTGAGAGCTGCGAGTGCGGCGATGAGAGCGACGGCGCCGCTCGCGACGAGAGCGAGCGCGCCTTCGCTCGATGCCGCCGACTTGCCGAGCTTGTCGAATTGGTCGACGAGCCCCTTGAGCGGACCCTTCGCCGCATCGGCGGCGTCCTTCGACTTCTGGATTTGCTCGGCTTCGCGCGTCTTCGCGAGCTTGTCTTTCTCCTTGGCGAGCTCTTTCGCGCGCGTGGCAAGCTTGTCGTAGGACACGCCCGCCTTGAGAAGCTCGATGTTGCCGGCGGTGACGGCGGTCTTCTCTTGCGCGATCTTTGCGCGCAATTGCTCGGCCGCGTCCTTCGCGCCGGCGCTCGAGCCCTTGATGCGGCGAAGCTGGCTCTCGTACTGGCGGATCGCCCCCTCACTCTTCGCCATTTGCGCGCGAAGCTTCTCGAAGGCATTCGCGGTCTCTTCGGCGACGTCGCCCGCGGAGCCATCGAGATTTAGGGTGAAGGTTGTCTTTTCATCCGCCATTGATTCGCCTCGTCTTCACGCCGAGCAAGCCCTCGAAGAAGAGTGTCGCGCCGACCGTCGCCTGATTTTCTTCGTCCTGGGTGACCTTTCTGTCTTCGATGAGATCGCGCACGCCTTCTCGAATCGCTTCGCGAAAGCACTCCCGGATGCAATCGGCGCCGAGAAAGGGGTCGGCGCGGGCTTGGTCCAAGAGTGCCGTTATTTTCCCATCGCGGCGTCTCTGTCTCCTTGGTAGAGCGCGATGAGCCGCGCGACTCCGACGGCGACGAGCCCGGCGTGCTTGTCGACGAGCTCTTCAAACCGCTCGAGCGGCGGCGCCACGATCGACGGTTGAAGAAAGGAATGCATCGTCTCGAGCGACGGCATGTCGTTCTTCTCGCGCTTCGCCGCCTGGTACCGCTTGTATTGCGCCGGCCCGCCGAGCTTGATGACGATGGGCTCGGCGCTCGTCTCGACGATCGCGAAGGCAACGCCCTCTTCGCCGAGTTCTTCTTCGTACTTCTTGCGCGCCTTGCGCACCGCGAGCTCGCGCACCTTGTCGGCGTTCCGCTTCTTCTTCTCTTTCTCGTCGTCTTCGGCCCGAAGAAGCGCGAGCTCTTCGTCGACGCTGAGGGGTTTGTCGGTGCCGTTCTTTGCAGGCGCCTGCATTTGGGGGGTGGGGTTCTGAGTCACGGGAGACCTCGTGTGACGCTGAAGAGGGAGATGCCGTTGATGAACATCGCCATCGGTTGAAGGGTCGCTTCGAGCACGGCGCCTTCGACGCCATCCTCGGTCGTGATGTTTCGCTTGATGAGTCGGCATCGGCTCATCACGAGCGACACGGGTTGGCCGGTCGCCTCTTCGAAGAGCTGCACGAAGACCGGCGCGAGCGTGCGACCGCTCGAGCCGAGCCCATCGTGAAAGATGCTCTCGACGCCGATCGGGAATCGCGTCGTGCCGCCCGTCCACGCTTCCATGAGGTACTTCGCCGTCACGGTCGACGGTTTGTACTTGCCGGCGGTCATGCCGATCGGAAGACCGTCGCGCCGCGCGCACCACACGAGTGTTTGCTCGATCTCGTCGGCCATCGACATCGAGGTAAGCCCCACGGTGCGGAGCGTTCCCACGCGGTGGATGACCGAATTCCACGAGTAGACCGCATCATTCAATCGAACCGTCGGATCCATGGTCAGCCTCCCGCCAGCGAGCGCACATAGCGCGCGTTCACCGAGAATTTCTTGATGTACTTGAGCCCGATGAGCGACACGGTGCCCGTGAGGGTCGCGCCGGTATTGGAAGAGAGATCGTCGACGCGCGAGAGCTCGAAGACGATCGCCGAGACGTCGCGCGGGCGAAGGATCGTCGCCTGCAAGTCGTCGTTGATGAGCTCTTCGATGTGCGCCGCTTCGCTCTCGAGAATCGTGAGCGGGTTGGTGGTCGGATCGGCCTGGACGCCATCCGAGAGAAGCCCTTCGAGCAAGAAGAACGCTCGAGCACACGCCTTGTTCATCACGCGGATGTGCTGGATGTAGACGTAGTCGCTTCCCGTCGACGAGATCGCGAGCGGGTTATTGATGAAGGCGCCGTCGCGATCTTCGAAGGATCGCATCGACACGAGCCGAAGGTCGTCGAGCCCCGGCGTCATGCGCTCATCGTGGTATTTCGGATTTCCGCGAACATCTTCGAGCTTGAAGCCGTCGATCGGGCCGTCCTTCACGCGCGCGGCGTCGACGCTCACCGGTTGGCTCATGAGCCGACGGCAGAGTGCAACGCTCGTCGGGGTCGGCATGCGCACCCCGCGAAGCGGCGACACGAGCGCGCCACCGTCCGAGCCGACGCCTCCGCGAATCGATGCCATGTTTTGCGCCGCGGTTTGCATCGCGTTCCGATAGGCGCCTTCGCTCTCGCTCGGGCCCTTCAAGCGCGTGTTGGTGACGAAGAACTTGAATTTGCCTTCGGCTTCCCGCGCTTCGAGCCACAGATCGAGGTTTCCGACGATGGTGTCGTCGGCATCGACGCCGTCGATGAGCACGCCTTCCCAAGGGAGCTTCGCGACGCGAAGCGCTTCGAGCGCGTTGGTGAGATCGGCCGAATTCATCTTCGGGCCATGAATCGAGAAGGTGATTTCGTCGCCGGCGTCGAGCGTGCCGGCACCGAGATCGATCTTCGCGCCCGTCGAGACGCCCCGCGGGTCGAAGATCTCGATGGTGGTCGCGACCCCGAGCCGCTTCACGCCGGCGTAGTTCGGCGTGGACGATTCGACCGCACCGTGCGCCGCCGCATCGATCGCCACCTGGTACTGGATGCCATCGACGCCGCGCGTGCCGCCCTTCGTGATGATGATCGAGCAATCGAAGTCGCCTTGCGGCTCGGCGGCGTTGGCCGTCGGCACCGACGTCGACGAACCGACGCGCTTGATCTCGACGGCGCCGTACGTGCCGGCGATCGACGTCGTCGGCCGCACGAGCACGACCGGTTTTCCGATGCCGAGCTGATACGCGGCGTCTTCGGCGAGCTTTCCGATGTTGTACGCCGCGAAGGCGAGATCGGGTCGCGCGAAGCTTTCCGCGTAGCTCGGGCCCTGCAACGCCGGCGCGATGATCGCAAGGATGCCTTCGGGTCCCGGCGGCACGCTGCCTGTTTGGCCATCTTGCTTCTTAATCTCAACGCTGGGGATCATAGTTTTCCCTTTCCTTCGTCATGAAATCGTGCCCGGCACGATCGCCGGCTTGGGTGTTCTGAACGGGTGGTCGATGTCGAAGTAGACGCTTCGGATCGCGAGCTCGCTGATTCGCATCAAGCCGAATCCGCGCTCGGCGTCGGTCTTCCAACGGAAGTTTTTCCACTCGCCGCCGACATGCGCGACGCGTTGCACCGCTTGCACGGTGCGCTCGAAAAGATTCTCTTCGGCGTCGACGACCGCGCGATCGTCGTTCGTTGCGACCTTGCCGGCGTTGTCCGGCGCTGGGATGGCCCACGTCGAGACCCAGATCGAGCGACCTTCGCCGATGATGGGTCGTGGCTCGACGCCGATGACCTTCTTTCCCTTCGAGTGATCGCTCGAGTCGACCCAATCCCAGATCGGGAGCCCGCCGGGCCCGCGGGGTCCGAAGCGCTTGTCATACGTGCCGCCACCGCCGCGCTCGGGATCGATGAGCGAGAGCACGACGCGATTCGCTCGACCCGGGCCCTGGTTCATTTGGCGCCAAAACTCGCGTTGAATCGTGACGAGCACTTCGGCCGTCACGCCTTCGGCGGCGAAGAAGGCTTCGATGCCGTCGCGCACGGCGAGAATCGAGGGAGTCGTCATGCTCCCCCCATCAAGCGCCGCCATGCGCGCGATGCGCCTTCGTCGAGCGCTTCGGCGATGTAGGGCGGGAGCTCGCCGGCGTCGGGCAAGATGCGACGTTGCGGGGCGCCGCCGGGCACGCCGTGATGGTGGTAGACCTCTTTGCCTTCGAGGGTCGTGACGATCGTTTCGCCGACCGCCTTCGTTGAGACCGCATCGGCCGCGTGCTCGAGCGGCTTGCCGCCGTCCTTCTTCGGCTTCCACGGTGTGCCGCTCGGATCGAGACCCGACGCGACTTGCTTCTTGATGGCCTTCTCGACGAGCGGCGCCGCTTCTTTGGCGACTTCCCGCGGCAAGAGCCGAAGCGAGCGAATTCGATCGATGAAGGAATCGAGCGCTTGCGTCATCGAAGCCGCCCGCTTCCCCGCGCATCGTCGTCTCGACCGTCTTGCCCTTGGCGATCGAAACCCGCATACGGCGATTGCTCGCTGTACATCTTCGGCATGACCTTCGCGACCGCGGCGACGTCGGGCTCGAGCGCGCGACGCGGGAGCTCGATGAAACCCTTCTCGGCGTCGGCCGCTTCGTTGAGCCAGGTAAACGCGCGATCGCGCTCGCCCATGATGACGTCTTCGTCTTGCTTGCTCCCCGGATTGAAGCCGCGCTTCGCGAACATCCGAGAGACGCACACTTGCGCGACGTTGAAGCGAACCGCTTCGGGAACGTCGGTCACGTGAAAGACGCCGGCGTCATCGAGACCGAAGGGCGTCACGTATCTTTTGGTGAGCTTCGCGTCGAAGATGCGCGTCACCGCGAGATACGTGCCGTCCAGAAATGCGGGCTCTTGCGCACGCAAGAAGTCGACGTCGGCGGCAGGCATGAGACCTACCGCCTTCACATACGTGTCGTCGACGTAAGCGTGCTGTGTCATGTGGCGCCTTTTGCGCGCATCCAGTCTGAAATCAGCTTGAGATCTTCGGCGGTCGCATCCGCCTTGATACGATTGGCTCGCCACGAAATGATGGCGACGTTGCCTTTCACGTATCCGCGAGTCGCGTCGATTCTATCGATCGACGGCGAAGCGTCCGTGCGACGTTCACCTCGCTTTTCCAAAAGGATGCCCAATACAGGACAACGTTCCGGAATCGTGATGTCACCGATCTCGATGGTGAATGCGATACCTTCGCGGCGAGCGCGCCCGCGCGTCTCACGAAAGATTTTGGCGCTAAGCGGTTCGTTTCTGGCCCATTCTTTCGAGCGCGCGAGATGAAGCGCACGATTCTCGAGATACCATCGCCGCGATCGCTCCACGGATTTCTGTCGATCGCGCTCGAGCCGAGCACGTCGGGAAGATCCGTGGAGCAAATCGACGGCGAGCACTACGCCGCCTTCACCTTGAAGAGTGCGTAAGGGTGACCGTAGCCGGCAATATTGCGGCCACGAACCTGGTATTGCAATTTCTGCTCGCGAGCGAGTACCGCATCGACCCCCGTTCCACCGCCATAGCCGGTGTAGTAGTTGATCGAAAAAGGCTCGCGGTCGATGTAGACCATCGCGCCGAGCTGCGTCGACTGCACTTGCTCGGTGATGACGTACCAAGACGTCGCATCGGCCGCCGTCGCCGTCGCAAATTCTTGCGCGACGATCGGTTCACCGAAGCCCCAATTCTTGATGATGCTCTCGATGTCGGCGGTGCCGCCTCCACCGCCCGACGATGCGTCGGCGATGAACCGCGCATTCGTCAGAAGCTGCAAGCGATTCGTGAGTGCCGGCGGTCCGAAGAGACCGCGGACCTTCAAGAAACGCGGCGTGACGCCGTTCGGCATCTTGATCGACGCGATGTACGCGATGACCTTTTGCACGTTGGCGACGGCGACATCGAGCGTGACGCTTTCGTCGATCTTGAGCGCCCCGGGGTACGCGGGCTTTCCACCGCCCGCCGCTGACGACGAACCGGTGAAGAGATTCGCGTAGTAGCCCGAAGCCGTTCGGAACGGGTTGACCGGGTGCGGCGCCGAGTTGTCGGCGAAGTACGGAAGCCCGTCGTACGCAAGACCGCTCTCGCCCGCGAGAATGAGCTCGGCGATCTTGGACTGGGGCCAATAGGCCATTTGCTGACCCATTTGCGACGACCACTCGCCGGCGATGTCGAAGCCGTCGCCGTCGTTGTCCTTGAGCTGATTGAAGTCGAGCTCGAGCCCTTCGCCGGCGTTCTGCACGACGTACTCTTTGAACTGAGCCGCCATCGTCTCGAAGTGCTTGTTGCCGCCTTGCCCTTCGGAACGAATCCGCGCCGTCGAGAGAAGCCACGAAAGGATTTCCTTTCGCTTGCCCGTCTGTCGGACCTTGGTGAGCTTTTGCCACCAAAGGTTGTCCGAGAGCGTCATTCTTGCGAATTCGTTCTCGGTGATGCGTTGCATGCTCGACTCGAAGTCGAACAAGAACTCGGGAGTCAGAACCAAACCATTTGCACTCATGACGAATTATCCTTTCTGACTCTCAGGTGTTCTCGAGGAAGGGCCGGCCGACGGCGTACGCAACGCCGAGCACGTCGTCGACGGCGAGGATGGTGCCCGCGAGAATTCGCGTGCTTGCCTGGTTTTCGCTGACGGTGTGATCGTCGACGACGTAACAGGGGTTAAAGATGTCGCTGGCGTCGATGCTTCCGTCGTTGTCACGCCACAGCACCTTGAGCTCCTGCAGAAAGTCGACGTTGAGATCGGTGTCGGCGTTGGTGCCGCTCGAGCTCGCGTCGACGGTCTCGAGCGCGAGACCGAGAAGAACGCACGTCGTCGAGCTCGCGCCCTTGAGCACTTTGCCCACGGACGGATCGCCCATCACGAAGCCGCCCTTGAAGACCTTCTCGCCTTGCTTGAGCGTGAGCACGTGGTCGCGCCACGTCTCGAAGTCGACCATCATCTCTTTCGTGAGAGCGCTCATTTGCCACCTCCCGCCGTCGATGCGGCGACTTGTTCGAGCCGCTCACGCTCGGCGAGCATTGCCTTCGCCGTGGCGCGGTCGACTTGGGGAAAGACTCGTTCGGTCGGCTTCGAGGGATTCCAATGCACCTCGGCCTTTTGCGTGGGGAAGCCCATGCGCTCGGCGATGTCGGCCGCTTGCGCCGATCGTCCGGCGTTCATCCCGCCGACTTGCGTCGCGCCGCGCGTCGGGCGAATCGAATGCACCGCATTCGGATCGCTCTTGGCGGGCTTGCCGTCGGTGATGGCCGAAAGGAGCTTGTCGAAGCTCTTCGCCGACTTCTCTTCGCGAAGAAGCTTCATTTGCCCCGGCGTGAGCGAGCCCGGCTTCGTGAGCGGGGCACCGTGCGCGGCGACGAGCGCTTTCTCGCGTCGCTGGTCCTCCTTGTCTTGCTCGAGCGCAGCGATGCGGCGCTCGGCATCTCCGAGCGCGACGGCTGCTTTCGCCTTCGCGTCGTCGTCGTCGCCTTCCGCTTTCTTCTCGGTCGGCTTCTTGTCGTCTTTCTTCTCGGGCGGATCGGCCGCCGCGGTCGCGGCTTCGTCCTTCTTGTCGGGGTCGGCCGCGTCGTCTTTCTTCTCGGGATCGTCCGCTTTCGCGTCGTCCTCTTCGAGCGCCGCGAGCGCCTTCTTGGCCTCTTCGTCGCCGTCCTCCGCTGCCTTCTTCATGTCGTCTTTCCAGCCCATTTCGCTACCCTCCGCGGCACTAGGCCGGGTTTCGCCGCTCGAGATCATCCCGAGAAGCTGTTCTTTGCTCATCACGCGGTCAGCAAGGCCGGCCGCCACTGCATCGTTTCCGTGAAACACCTTCGCTTCGAGACCTCGCACCGCATCGGCGCTCGAGCCGCGCGCGTCGGCGACCCACGCGAAGAAACCTTCGGCGAGCGAGTCAACGCGCTTTTGCGATTCGATGAGCGCGCCTTCGGTGAGCGGCGTGCACGGATGGCCGTCGGCTTTGTGCTCGCCCGATGCGATGACGGCGACGTTGAGCCCGAAGGCTTTGTCGGCGGCGACATGATCCATGAGCACTTCGATGACGCCAATCGATCCAACGAAAGACGTCTCGGGGCATGCGATGAACTCGGCCGCGCATGCGAGCGAGTAGGCCGCGGATGCACAAATACCGTCGGCGATCGCGTAGAGCGGTTTGCCCGATGCTTCGGCCATGGCGCGGAGCTCGCGCGAAGTCTCGAAGACGCCCGAGACATCGCCGCCGGGTGAGTCGATCTCGAGCACGACTGACTTCGCCGCACTATCGAAGGCCGCGCGCACACGTTCCTTGATCGCGTCGTAGCTATCGCAAAACCACTCGGCATGATGCGTGAGCGGTCCGCAAATCGATACGACCGCGGTCTCGCCGACCATCTTGAAGGGCTCGGGTTTGACGTCGTCGAAGAGAAACTCGAGACCCCAGGCCGAGCGGCGGATTGCGAGAAGCCCTTGCTTCAAGAAACGAGCATGCCGTTTCAATTGAGCACCCCTGCCCCTTCCGATTCCCCTTCGTCGAGCTCGTCTTCGTCGTCGTCGATGATGTCGGCTTCCGAGGGCTCGGCATTTGGCACGTCGGTCGTCGTGTCGGGCACGCCGTCGCCGTCGACATCTCCCTTGATGGGAATCCCGTAGCGGGTCGTGAGCTCGGCGACGTCGAGCTCGCGCCCCGTCTCCTTGAGCTCTTCGCGAAGAAGCTTCATCGCTTGCGCGACGGTGTTCATCGCCTGGCCTTCCGCTTGAGCGTCGCGCGCCGGCGTGATGTCGTACTCGATGCACGCGCCTTCATCGATGACGTCTTCGCCATAAATGCCCGCGACGTAGTACGGAAGCACTTGCGTGTTGAGCGTGTACGAGAGCGAGCCGCCGACTTCTTTCTTGCGATTGTCGTGGATGGCGCGGAAGACATCCGAATTTTGAAAGCCGACGCCGCCCTCGACAGTGACGATCTGCCCGATGATGGTGATGGCGATCTCTTTGTCGCTCGTGTCGATGTCGGCTTGGAAAACTTCATAGCCGCGACCGTTCGACTCGAGAAGCGATGCCTTCCAACCCGGCGGAAGCTCGAAGACCGTGTTGATGCCCCACGCCATGAGCGCCGCGATGAAGCCATCGCGCGCCGTTTCGGTCGAGCCCGCCGGCGATTCGGCGACGCGCGCGGGGTTGGCGAGCTTCGCACCGAAATTCGAGCGATGAAGAAGCGCGTGCTCCTTGTTGATGAACGAACGACCGAGCGCCGGCCATTTCGCATTGAGCCAGGGCGCGATCGTTCCACCCGGAAGATGAAGCACCCATCGACCATCCCCCGGCGTGATCGGGAGCGGGCCCGCGACGCTCGAGTAGTACCAACGATTTTCGATCCATCGGTACCGAAGAAACTCGGGCTCGAGCCGCACGAGACGCGGGAAGGATCGACCGGGCACCGGCACGAGCTCGCCGACGGCGAAGCCGAGCGCATCCCCGTCGGCCGCCATGAGCGCCGCTTCCGCCGGCGGCACGAGATCGTCGAATGTCGAGCGCGTTCCGTTTCGCGCGCGAAGCTCTTCGACGCCGTAGCGACCATAGAATTTCTTCGGAAGGCCGACAATGCCGCCGGTGAGTGTCGAGTAGAGACCTTGGATGCTTCCGTCTCGGCGCATCGCGCGCCAAAGCCGGCACACCATCGTCATGTCCCCTTGATCGGCGTTGTGCGCCGCGGTCTCGAGATCGGACAGGTACCAACGAATTTGCGTCGTCGGCATCGGCGCGAGATTGCCGCCGAGCATCGAACGAATCCGTTCGACGGTCGACGCATCGAGCTCGGGCCCGTAGCCCTTGCGCGGTTGGTATGCCGTTACACCGAGGAGAGCGGCAACGCGCTCACGGATCCCCATCACCCGAAGAGCTACGACCCTTGCGCTCTACATGCAGTTGCCAAATGGGTTGCATGCAACCGAGCGATGAAACTCTTAGCGCTGTTTTGGCCTGAATGCGTCGAGCCCGCCGTACGCATCAAGCGCTGGTTTTCTCGGTGCCGGCGCACTTCGCGCGGCTTGCTTTTGTTGCTCGCGAATTCGCTCGACAAAATCGACCTTTTCCCACACCGAAAGACACACCGCATCGGCTCGATCGGGGCTTCGGTCGAGCGATCTACGCATGTCGGTCTTCGGCGTGGCGCGAAGCCGTTCGTTGACGGTGCCGATCCATTCCGGGCACTTGAGCTCTTCGGAAAGGTTCGGATCGTCGGGCACGCCGCCCGTCTTCAAGAACTCGGCGACGTTGGCCCACACTTCATCCCGCACGCGCTCGTACACCATCGGCGAGCGATGCGCCCGCTCGCCGCCGCGCACGCCGATGAGCGTGAAGGTTCCTTTTTGGTGGACGTGCGAGAGAAAGACGCCGTAGACCTTCGCGCCTTCGGGCCCGTCGCGGTCGATGACGACGCTCGGCTTGCCATACTCCGTCGGCTGCGATTTCCGTTGCTCGTCGATGATGCCGAGCACTTCGGCAAGGTGTCCTTCGGCCGTGAGACCGATGCGACCGCGAAGCCCGAGCACTTTCTTGCCGCGTCGCCACGCGAAGCCGCTCAAGTCGCCTTGACCGCCGGGCCCCGCGGGATCGACACCGATGTGCAAGGGCCCTTCGCCGGCGAGCTCGTGCCAACGGCCTTGCGCCTCGGTGAGAAGCGCGATCGAAATGATTTTGCCTTCGGCGTTGATGGCGTGCTTTCCGAGCACGCGAATCCAGTAGAGCGCCGAGTCGATGCCCCACTCTTCGCGCTTCTCATTGATCCAGTCGCGACCGGCGAGCCCGGGAATGATGTTGCGACCGCTCACCGCATTCGGCGTTTCTTCGCTCGAGATGGTGATGCACTTGTAGAAGCCGCGCACCGTTCCGTCTTCGAGCTGAATCTTCTTTTTTTCGTGAAACGCTCGGCAATGCTCGCCATCGACGCGCGTCGGGTTTCCGAAGAGCACCATGCGCGTGCCTTCTGCCGCGCGATTGCCCTCGAAGGCTTCAAAGATTTCGTCTTCAATGCCGCTCGCTTCGTCGAGCAAATAGAGAACGTTCGCGCCCGAGACGCCGGCGATCGCTTCCGACTCTTCGGCGGTGAAACCGACGATCTCGCGGAAGTCTTCGCTCTTGAGCCCGGTGCGGGCGAGGTTGAAGAGCTTTCCCGGGATCGGCTTTCGCGCTCGTCGAAAGAGCTTCTTCACTTCCCGCCACAAGATGCCGTCGACTTGGCGCGCGGTCTTCGACGAGAGAACGACGCGCGCTTCGTCGAAACAGCAATAGAACCAAAGAGCCAAGATCGCCGCGGTCGTCGACTTCGAGACCTTGTGCCCGGATGCGACCGCGACGCGAAGATTGTCGCGTACCGCTTCGATCACTTCGATCTGACGCCACCACAAGATGAGCCGCTTCTCGCGATGCCACGCGAAGAGCTCTTCGTCGGTCGGCTCGTAATCCTTCGGGAGGATGACGGCGCCGAGCACATCGACGGCAAAGCCGACGGGGTCGGCGCTGTAGCCATCGAACGACCATGACGCGCCCTCGATGTCGAGAAGCGCGTCGCGCGTTGCTTGAAGAAGTGATTCGGTGAGGCTTTTGGGTGTCTTGCGGTAGCCGCGTTGACGACGATCGACTTCATCGGCCGTCGTCGACGTGCTCATGGCGAAAGGTCCTTCGCGAGCAAAAGACAGAATCCCTCGATCGCAACGAGCCCATCGCGCGAAGGATGCGGATCGTGGACGATCTTACCTGCGCGTGCGATGACAGCGTGATCGCCTCGTGGCGACTTTCCAACGAGGATGTAGAAGCCGTCGGGCCAAATGGGTGTCCCCGTCGTCGGCATGTCGAAATGGAGTGCATAGAGATTTCGTGGCGCGAGCCACTTGTCGAGACGGTCAGCCCAGATGTGGCCGGGCTCGTCGAGATCGCCCATGAAGTAAGGGACCTCCTCAATCGCAATCCCCAGCATCGACGCGACGCAAGCCGAGAAACAATTGCCGCCGGGATGACCGAACGTTGTTTGATCAACCGGTTTCACGGATTCACCGCCGGAAAGAAACGAAGATACTTCTTCGGACATTTGTCGACTTCGAGCTCGGCGGCGATCTGCGCGGCGCCCTCGGTGTCCTTCAAGAAGAGCGGGAGATATTTGTTCATCCCTTCGTAGAAGCGCCCAAGATGCGGCACTTCTTGGGCCCACCATGATGGATCGTAGATGTGCTCGTCGAAACGGTCGCCGCGAATTGCTTCGGGCAAGCGGTCCCAATCGCGCCAAGTGACTTGCGGGCGGCGATAGGCGCCGTCGTCGGTGCGACGTCCGTCCTTCTCGATGGTGTTGGTCGATGCGAGCTCGAGATCGTGATCGATGACCGTCGGCACCGGATGAAAGACCGTGCGACCCGTCGCCATCGCGAAGACGTTCACGAGTGCATCGTCGACAAGCCGCTCGAGCGCGTGCTTCGCGAGCTCGGTCCTTCGCCACTCGAGAAACTCTCGAAGCACCGCTTGCGGGAAGATGTAGCCGATGCCGATGAGCCCGTCGGTCGTCGTGTATCCCGGTTTGCCTTGCGTGAAGATCGTTCGCGCCGCGGGATGCGCGCACGAGAGCGCAATGATGTCGTCGGGCCGACCGCGCACCATTGCATCGACGATGGTCCAGAAGTCGGGGCTCGCGTCGACGTCGTCTTGCAAGAAGATGCTCGCGTCGACGTCGAGCTCGGCCGCCTTCGACCATTGGAGCTCGGACCATACCCACCATGGGCCCGGTGTGCTTTCGACGCGCGAGCTTTTGACATTGGCGCCGTCGTTCGCTTCCAATTGCTCGAGCAAGCGAAGAAGGCTCGAGCGTCGTTCACGCTTCGAGATGTCGTGCGTGTACGTGATCGAGAAAGTGACGCGCTCGAGCGGAGCTCGCCGAGCTCGGAACGAGCGAAGCTTCCGATCGACGATTCGCATGTATCCCTCACTCATCCACGGATTGGGGGCGAATGGATCGGTGCCGACAGTCCAGTCGGTCTTGTGCAATTCGACGCGCGGGTCATCCCACAAGAGCGACGCGACGCGGAGCGGATGATCGTCGTAGCCGAGCGACGACTTCACCGATGTGTCGTGCTTCACGATCGCCGGCACCGAGCAATACATCGGCCGTTGCTGCTCCCATGCCCAATGGATCGCGAGATTGTCTTCGTTGATGCTCTCGAGCATCGCCTTCGGGATCGTCTCACTCCACTCAAGGAGCCAGCGCGCGACACCCGGCGGAAGCACGTAGCCCGGGCCCGTGAGCCAGTACGAACGGAACCAAGTATCTTCAATCGGATGCGACGCCGGCGGCGACGCGTGAAGCGAGAGCACGTGGTCGGGCTTCGCTTCGATCATGTGGCGCACGACGTCGACGAAGTCGGGGCACACTTCGACGTCGTCGTTGAGAAGCACGGCGTGCGCATCGTGCTCGGCCGCCCAAGCCCAAAGCCGGCGAGCCCATACGCTGGCGTGCTCGCGTTCATTGCTGACGCTGACGTGAACGTTGAGCTCGCGCGTGTGCATGAGCGACGAGCATTCGGCGAGCTGGCGAAGCAAGCGATGTAGCGTGCCCTTGCGCTCGGGAAGCCAAGCCGCATGCGCGATGCCGATGACAATCTTCTTCATAGAGCCTCGATTCGGTCGTATGGGCGCTTCGCTCGAATCGCTCGAGCGACCGCACGTTCTTTCAAGAGCTCGCGTTGCGAAGCGCGATGCTCGAAGCTCGAAGCGTCGTTGTAGACGTGCACGACGTTCGGATTGAAGACGACGCGCTCGGGGCCCGCCATCTCGAGCATCGGAAACATCACCGCGAGATCGACCGCGAGCTCGATCCATTCTTGCGTGAGGTTTCCGAGCTTGAAGTCGTCGAGCTCGATGCGATGAAACAACCCGGCCCGAAACGTTTTCAAGTGCGACGCAAACCACGGCTGATACCGTGGGCTCGGATCCCAATCGACGCCCTCGAGCTCTCGCCATTTCGTGTCGTAGTGAAGGACCATCCCGTACGGCTGGCAATGTCCCGGTCGGCCGTCGGCGTGCACGTATTGCCCATAGGTGAGCCAGGTCTCGGGCTTCTCTTCGTAGATGGTCGCGATCGTCGCGAGCGCTTTCGAGCTCGAGAGCCAGTCGTCACCGTCGAGCCACACGACGATGGTCTCTTTCGGTAGGCCCTCGATCATGGCCATCAAGTTGACGACGACGGGCTCGGGCTTCGGCTGCGCGCCGGCGTTGATGTAGCGGTGCTCGACGATGCCGACATCTTCTTGAGAGAGCACGCTCGCGCGACACTTCGCTTCGGTCGGTGCGTTGAAGGCCGTCGAGACGACGACGAAGTGCGGTCTCATACCTCGGTCCACCAACACGACGACCACTCGCCTTCCGGCCCGAGCCCGAGCTTCGTGTTGCCTTTGCCGAAGAACGAGTCGACGACATCGATGACCCCTTGATAGTCCGGCTGATAATCGTGCCCCGACACGATGCCGCCCTTCTTCACGAGGTAGCCGAAGCCGTGAAGATCTTTCTTCACGCTCTCTTCGTCGTGCGCTCCGTCGATGAAGAGCATGTCGGCCGCGACGTCGAGAGCGATCGTGTCGACCGTGCCGCGCACGATGTGCACGCGCTCGAGTACGTCGGGGGCGTTCGCGCGCATCAAGTCGAGAAACGCGAAGAAGAGACCACCGTGCTTCGCGCCGAGCTCGGCATATTCCCCCATGCCGAGATAGCCAGTCGATGTGTCGTCGAGCCACGGATCGATCGCCCAAAGCTCGAGATCGGGGCGCCGCTGGCCCATGTACGCGAGCGAGCGACCGAGGAAGACGCCGACTTCGATGAAGACGCCGCCGTGCGGGATCCGCTTCGCCATCTCGTCGTAGAAGGGAAGGATGTCGCGCGACCAACCGGGGATATTTTCGTAGCTCATTGTCCGTTTCCTTTCTTGGGATCGAGCTTTGCCCATGCTTGCCAGCATCGGCCGAGCCCGGTGATTTCGCCGGCGACGAGATTGAAGCCACTCGCTTCAAGTGATGCACCGGTCTCGAGCATGTCGAGCTCGGTCTCGAATTCGATCAGTACGATCTTTGGAGATTCGGTCTCGAGCATGTCGAGCGATTTGGGCGTCGGCGACGCGATGTGCAAAAGATCGCATCGTGGCAAGACGAGCGGCATCGTCGTAAAGACACGACCCCCCGGCGGCATGTTGAGCCGAAGGATGCGCGCGAGCGCGTCGTCGTCTTCGTAGCAATCGATCCATGCGTACGGCCACCGAAGCGCGGCGTAGGCCGCGAAGGCACCGACGCCGGCGCCGATGTCGACGATACGCCGCACTTGCGGCTCGAAGGGCATCGGGGGAAAGCCGACGCCTTGCCCGCGGAGTTGCTTGACCGTCGCCTCGGTGAGCTCGATCGGCGTGACGATGTTGGTGCCGCGGCAGAACGGCACCGAGACGCAATTCATTTCATTGCTCATGGTGGTCGGATCCTTCTTCGTTGAGTTGCTCGAGCATCGCGTTGATGGCCTTGAGCGCTTCGGGAAAGCCGCGAAGCGTGGCGATGAGAGCGCGCTCGATGCGCTTCCACCGCGGGGTGTGCAAGATGCGCTTCTCGAGCCCGGCTTGCCGCGTGTCCAATGTGTGAAGCGTGCCGGCGATGGATCGCATGACCTTCGCGCGCTCGATGGGCGTCGCATCGGGATCGGTGCGCACGTACGCCATCAAGTCGAAGGCCGCGCGCTCGAGCTCGTCGTACGATGCATCGACGTCGATGCCCGCGAACGGCGCCGCCGGCGGTGCGGCCCCGTTCATCTTCGTCGGCTTCGCGGGCTCATCCCACGCGTCGATCGGCACGCGAAAGTGCTTCTCGATGAGCTTTCTTTTCGCCTTCGACGGGTGCTTCTCGTCGCGAAGCCAGTAACCGACCGCTTGTCGCGAGACCTTCGCACGCGCGGCGATCTCGTCTTGCGACGCGCCGGTACGTGCGAGAAGTCGAGCGGCTTCGCTCCGTTTCATCCCGCGCACTCTTGAAGAAACTTGGTTGTCCCGGGGTGCTTGTGCATCGCCGCAAGAATGACCGGCGGTACGGTGATGATGTCGACGTCGGCCTTGAAGGCATCGACGACATCCTTCACCGTGCGAATCGAACCGACGAGCACTTCGGGCGGATCGTATTCATCGTCTTCGCTCTTCGCAAAGCTCTTCTCGAGAATGAGCTTCTTCGCGAAGGCAACGACGTCGGCCGGTGAGAGATGCGCGTCGAGCGAGCGATTCCAGAAGACCGAAAGGATCTTCGGGTTGGCCATCACCGCGATCGCCGCCTGCTCTTCGCTCAAGATTGCGGTGAGGTTGAAGCGCTTGCGGTCGAGCGCCACGGGCATGCGCGGAAGCCACTCGAGCGGCATCTTGACGATGACCCCTTCGTCGATCTCGAGATATTGCTCGGATCGGTCGTCGGGCCCGGCGAGCTGTACCGAGACGCACGGCACGATCGCCGCGATGTCTTCGATGCGCTTGAGCACGTCGATGCCGGGATCTTCCTTTCGGATGACGATCGGGTTTGTGGTGACGCCGCGAATGATGCCCTCGCCGAAGGCTTCGCGGATTGTCTCGAGATCGGCCGTGTCGATGAAGAGCTGTGTCATGGTCTCACCATTTCGGTTTGAAGCGCGCGAGCGCGGGATGCGTGACGAGAAGATGCAAGAGCACCGACGTGATGCCTTCGACGTGCGGCGTCACTCGCTCGGGATAGAGATTCGGGATGACGAGCACGCAATCGGCGATCTTCGCGAGCTCGCCTCCGTCGCGGCCGACGATCGCGAGCACGGGATGCCCTCGCTCGCGCATGCCTAGCGCGCCGGCGACGAGAGATTTGCTCGTGCGACCGTTGCCACCGCCGACCGAGAGAAAGAGCGCGGCTTCGTTGCCGACGGGTAACCCCTGCATGTCGAACCAGTGGGCAAGCCACGTCTCGAAGTCTTCGTCGTTCGCGAGCGCCGTCATGAGCGGCACATTGTCGGTCGGGCAGATCGCGTGCTTGCCGCAAAGCTTTTGCAGATCGTTCGCCATGTGCGACGCGTGCGCCGACGATCCACCGAGCCCGCACACGTAGATCGTTTCTGCGAGCGCGAGATGTCCGGCGAGCTCTTCGACGTCGTCGGGGTAGATGTCGCGAAGGATCGAGAGCGTTTCTGCGATGTAGGTCTCGGTGAAGCGCGGCGCTTGCACTGAGCTCGGCATGGTTTCCGGTTCCGTCACCATCGAATGACCTCCACTCCAGGCACGCCGAAGCGCACGTCTTGCCGCTTGAATCCGAATTCGGTGAGCCGCTGGCGAAGCGTCGAGCGATCGTCGCGACAGTCCGCCGGCGCCGAGACGAGAAGAAAGCCGCCACCGCCGGCGCCGACGATCTTCGCGCCGATGGCGCCGCATCTCTTCGCGACCGCGATCGCGCCTTCGATGCGTGGGTTGCTCATGACGTCGGGCGCCGTCGCGAGCTTGAGCGCGTGATGGCGATCGAGAATCGAGCCGATGTGCTCGCCGGCGCTGACGAGACCGACGAGCTTCTTGATTTGATGCATCGCTTCGACGTTCGCCTCTTTCGCTTGCGCGCGAAGAACGTCCTGCGCACTTCGGTGCGTGCCCGTGAACCAAAGCTCGAGTGTTTCGATGCCTTTGATTTGCCCTTCGCTGATACGGAATTGGTTCACGCGATCGGGCCATGCGCCGCCGTCGAAGGACTGGATACCGCCGAAGGCCGCGATCATGTGGTCTTGCCATCCCGTGTCGGGATCGACGTCCTTCTCGTATTTGTGCGCGTGCTTCGCGAGCGTGCGCGCATCGTCGCGGTAGCCCTGCATGGTCCCGAGCGCCGCGGAAAGCGCGACCATGAAAGCGCCGCTCGAGCCGAGCCCGGTATTGGCCGGCACGTCGGCCATGGTGTGGAGCTCGATGCCGTAGAAGCCCGCGAGCGCGTGCCGAAGAAGCGGATGCTCGAGATCGGCGGCATTGTCGACGAGCTCGTCTTTCTTGTAGGCGACGCGAATCTTCTCATCCCATTCGCGTTTCTTGAGCATCACGGTGACGTAGCGATCAATCGTCATCGTGAGAAGCCGCGCGCCGTGCTCGGCCGCGTACCACGGGAGATCGGTACCGCCGCCGGCGAGCGAAATCCGAAGCGGAGCTCGGGCGATGATCATTTGCGTACCCATTCCTTCCAACACGCATCATCCGCGCTTGGACAAAACGCATCGCCAGCATCGGCGAGCGGCTTCCCGCAATTCTTGCAGCGCTCGACGATTCGGGGCGGATTGCATACGCACACGGCGCCGTGGCACACACCACAGGCTTCGTAATGGCTCATCTTCGGCTCGAAGATGCTCATCGCGGGCCGTCCTCTTCTGCTTTCGCCTGCATGAGCGCCGAGCACTCTTCGATCGATTTGATGGTCTTGCGAAGCGCATCGACGAGCTCGCCGGGTGTCGTTCCCATGCTTTGCACGTTCGGTTTTGGAATCATCGTCGTCGGATGTCGCTCGCTCGTGTGGAGCACGTACGCGAACGGCGTTTCAAAGATGCGCACGAGATTCATGTCGGCTCTCTGTGAAGGTTGCGGTCACGTGAATCGATTGGATGAAGCCGCGCGCGATGGTGGCGTCTTCGGCGAGCACCGCTTGCGTCGCGATGAAGAGCGTCGATGCCGAGTGAAGCGTCATCGTGCGAAGCCGATCGGGCGAGTGTTTCCAGTCGCGCCGGATGCGACGGATGTTCGCCTTCGCGAGCTCGACTTCGCGCGCTTTGTATCCCGCGAATTGTTCCGGCGTGGGATTCCACGGATTGACCGGCCCGGGATCGATGTGGGTCGCGGGGTGCTCGTCGCTCATGTGATGGCGTCCTTTCGTCCGAGATGCGCTTCGAGATTCGAGAGACCTTCGGGGCTTCCGATTTCGTGGAAGAACTCGGGCACGACGACGGCGCGCACGAAGCCGCCTTCCTTGCCGCGCGGGTCGGTCGCCGGCGTTCGCGCCCATGCGCCGAGCTCGGCGTTCAAGTCGGTGTAAAAAAAGTTGGTGTACTCGAGCGCGTCACGCCGCATCGCGATCGCGCCGTAGTCGACAAAGCGGTAGTCGGCCGAACACGTCTTCTCGTCTTTGATGACGTCCCGAACGAACTTGAGATCGCCCGAGAGCTTCACGTTCCCGCGCGCCCATCGTGGATTTTCGCAAACCGTCATCACCGCGCCGAGCTTCGAGATCGCCGCTTGGGCGAGCGCCATCGCCGCAAAGCCGTACTTGTAGTCGATGAACGAATCGCCATACGTGACGAGAAATTCATCACGAAGGACCGGCATCGGCTCGAAATGCCCTCGGATATTTTCGGGCGTGCTCTCTTCTCGGTCGAGCTTGAAGGTCATGCCGCGCCATTCCCTTGCGAGAATGCGAAGTGCATTCGCCGTGCCCGTCGGCTCGGGCTCGATGGCGAAGCGGCAATGCTCGCCCCGACGCGGGCTCAAGCTGAGATAGCGGATGATCTCGTAGGCGCCGCCGGCTTCCGTCATGCAAAACACAAAATCATCGAAGCCAGCAGCGAGAAGCCCGTCGACTTGCCAGTCGATGAACGGTCGACCGCGCACGGGAATGAGCGACTTCACGCGCCCGCCCATGCGCGTCCCGAGCCCGCCGCAAAGGATGACGGCTTGCATCACGAAGGCTTTCTCGGTTGGACGTCGAAGGAACCGTCGGGCGCATTCTCTTCGATGTGCTCGAGTGCCACGCGAAGCAACGCCGCGACCCCCTTCGGATCGCACGTCGTGTCGAGCGTGAGATGGTCGTCGTTTGCATCGATGGCCACGACGACAAAGGCCGCCTTCGAGCCAAGATGCTTCGCAACGACTTGCCCGATGTCTTCGACAAATGCTCTCGCTTGGATCGTATTCATGTTCGCACCTTGCGCGCTTCGCGCTCTTCGGGGTCCTCGTGCAAGCCAAAAATGTGGATGCCGATGCGACCGCACCGCTCGGCATGCTCTTCCGCTTCCGCCGTGCGGAGCGTGCGCGTCTCTTGCGATCCGTCTTGAATCTTCTTCGTGTTGGCGATGTCGCTCCCGCCCTTCTCGTCGACGATCGCGTCGATCTCGACGGCGTAGTAACGGGTCTCGCCGCACACCGTGCATCGCCATCCGCACTTGAAGGTCGTCATGACGCTTCCCTCGCCATCTTCGCGTTCTTGAGCACATCCGCCGCGAAGACTTCCGCTTCAGTGAACGAGAATTCGAGCCACGGAACGGGCGAATGGTCGTGGCAGCAAAACTCGACACGCACCGTGACGCCCTTTGGTGGATGCGGCTTCACCGTGAGCGAGCGCACCGGATCGCACTTCGTGCACGTCATGACCACTCCGTGGGCGCCGGCGTGCGATCCAACTCGACGATCGCTTGCGGTGGAATGGTTGCAGTTTCCCCGGAAAATTCACCCGCGGAAATTTTTGGGC